GAATACAAAGCAAAACAAAAAGCTCGCCGGGAATCTCCAGAATATAAAGCAAAACAAAAAGATTACGCAAAAGTATATCGACAGCAAAACAAGGAAAGTCTCACAGAATACAACTGTCGTTATAGAATGAAAAATAAACACAAGAAGGCGGAGTGTAGCAAACGCTATTATCAAAAAAATAGAGACAATGCCATTGCTTATCAAGCGAAGTATGGCAAAGCTCGCCGCAAGGTCGATCCCCTATTTCGAGCTCAATGTGCTTTGAGGAGAAGTGTGGCAACTGTTTTTGAGCGCCTAAAACAAAATAAGCCTACAAATACTCTCGATCTTTTGGGTTGTTCTTGGGAAGAGGCCATACGCCATTTCGAGTCCCTTTTTAAAAAAGGAATGTCTTGGTTGAATCACGGAGAATGGCATATAGATCACATACGTCCCGTGGCTTCCTTCTCCCCTGAAGAACTTCTTAAAGCAAACCATATTTCCAATCTCCAGCCTCTTTGGGCACATGAAAATCTTGCTAAAGGGGATCGTTACGAGAGCACAAAATCAGAACTCCATTCCGCTCCGAAAGAAAAAACAACTTGAGTTTTTGTAGATCATATCTTTAGTGCTCGAAGACCCGTTAGAATCCTATCCTTAGAACATTCTAAAGGGCTGTTTATAAAAGTAGATCATATCTTCGGTATACACGAATTCCGTAATTGTCTTATAAATTAAGGCAAAAGAGAAGCCCCGGTCTTTCGACCGGGGCTCATTAGTAGCAGAGCTATAACCTGAGTAATTACAGGTAGATAGCAGCCGAACCGGGCACGAACGATTGTCCAAGGCCGGTGCAGATTACGAGGTGATAGTAGAGGCTGGCACCAAAAATATGGTCAACCACACCGTATCTCGTAAGCAGACCGACTCTAGGCGAGAAGTCGTTAGGACCAATTGTACGCTGAACCATCACGGGAATATACGGGCAGTAGAGAATACCACTGTCGTAGTATTCCGAACCCTTATAACCGAGAAGAGCGTAATCCACAGCAGCCGGAGCTTGACGCGTCGACGAGTAGCCCGCACCAGCAGGATTGTATCCGGCGTTGACTTGGGCTTCTGTACGAGTGTCTCTGTAGATTTGGAAACGACCACCGATCGAACCGACTTTCGCAATACCAACAGGTGCGGTATTCACATTGCCGTTCACTGGATGCCACTGGAAATTCGGAAGAGTTTCCAGGATTGCGCAGATGCGCGGCGTCGCAATGATGAAGTTTGCAGCTCCACGGCGGTTACGGATAGCAACGCGGTTAGCTTCAACAACAATTCTGTTGTAGAAGTCACGAGCGCGCTCACCCGACCAACGACCGTCAGCCGAAACAGCGGACCATGTGGAGTACCCAACACCATTGCCAGCGTTGAGACAGACCTGGATCATACGCGCGATCATCTCGCGGTCGATTTCAGCCTGGATCTCGTACGACATAGCATTGGTAAGCTCAGCATCGATATCGATACCGTTCATGTTCTTAAGGTCCTGCTCGAGTTCAACCGACCACTTAGCTGCCAACCTACGGGTTAGAGCTTCGACGGCGGTCTTCTCAAACGAGACGGTTACCTGAGGGATTTTCGAGCTGAGCTCGAACTGGCTGATAATTGCCCCAACACCATTGTCTTCAGGGATGTTGTCCCAGACGCCCGAGAGGCCCGAGAGCTTCGTGCTGGAACTGCCCGTGAAGGCAGTATTGAGGTAGTTATAGCCGATTTCCTTTGTGCTGTTGCCTGAGCTATTAGCAGCGATAGAACCAGAGCTGTTGCTGCCATCCCCGTTAAGGGAGTAGCCAAGAGCAGAGTCTTCGTACTTGTAGCGCATTGCAAACGCAAGACCAACCGGACCAGTCATCGGCTGAACGCCAACGATTTCGTTGGTAATCAGCTCAGGGAAGGTACGGCGGATCATCGGAATCAGAACCTTAGGTAAACGAGCGTCGCCCGCGGCATAATTGTCACCAGAGAACGTGGTTGCTGTACCAGCAACAGTTGCTCCGCTTCCAAAAACACCACCAGAGGCAGACGTATTCCCTTCATTCAAGCACCACTTCTCCTGGTTTTCCAGAAGAATAGCGGTGTTGAGACGGGTATTCTCGTTAGAGATCTCGGCAACTTTGTCCGACTTGAAGTCCAGAACTGGACCCCACTTCTCGACGAGTTGCTCTGCATAATCCTTATTGATGTGCATGAGATTTGCCATAGTTATTTTGTCTCCTTATGTTTTACAGTGAGAGAAGTTAACGAGCAATCCTTGAATTGCTAATTTTCTTCATCTCGTTCAGATAGCCGCTAACAACTTCACTTGAAGCGTCGCGCTCAACCTCATTATTAAAATTCTTTTGCTCTTCGATAATATGCGGACGATCCGCCGAAGCCGTCTGAGAAACGAACTCTTGCTTAACTTGTTCTTGGATCGTTTCCAAATCTGTTTGAGCCTCCTTCTCAAACATCTCGACGACATAGTCGAAATTCTCCTTAATATATTCAGGAGTCTTATTCTTCAGAAGCTTGTGCACAAAGGTCTTCTTTGCCGTCGGCATATCAACCGTCTTGTCTTCCAGAAGAATAGCTACTTCGGCCTTATTAGCCCGCGCAGCTAAATCGACGTTCTCTTTAAGAGCAACGTTAAGCTCGTTTCGCAGAGAATCAATCGTTCTCTTACCATCGATGAGAGCTTCTTTCACTTCATTATCTACAAATTCTTCGTTGATACCAACCAATTGACGAATCTGGTGGAGCTTAGCCGCTGCCTGAATATTCGTCACCGCCTCGTTAATCTGAGCGGTTGGTACAGTCTTATCTAAATACAAATCCAAATAGTTGGAAACTTCCTCGACCAAACGATTCTGGAACGAAGTCGCATCAGCCACCAGTTTTCCTTCGTACTTCTCCACAACTTGCTTAAGCATCTTGGTGTGCTTTTTGTCAATCGACTCAACCAGATTGTGCAGCTTCACTGCATGATCCGTATCAATAGCAGCCACTAGCTTCTGCATTTTTGCTGTATGATCCTCATCAATTTTTTCAGTCAGCTCTTGAAGCTTTCCTGTATAGTGCTCATCAAGCTGAGCCTTAACGTTTTCAACTTCGAGTTGAATTTTCGCTTTAGACTTTTCATCAACGGCAGTATTAAAAGCTTCCTCTACTTGTTTGAGAGTATCTTCAGAAATCAGATCCTTAAATTGCTCACTAAGAATGTTCGATACGTTCATATGATATTCTTATTTATCGCTACCGGCTGTATTTTTTTGGTCTAAAGAAACTCTGACTCGGTTTTTTAGCTTATTTTCGACCATTTTATGGAGGGCTGCATTGGCTTGACTATAATTTTTGTTGGCAATTTGCAGCAGAAAGTTTTTAATGGATTGATTTGTGCTCATATTTACAGGGTTTTGAGGTTATTAATAAACGAGCACAATTGCTCCCTAAGAAAAGTGTTCACGTCCTTTTTAGGCAATGTGCTCAACTTTTCATGAAGAGCGTTTCCGGCTCGGAGGGATACTTCAATAATTCTTCCATCAGTTCCCACCATCCATTCTTTTGATTCTAGAATAGACTCTAGCATTGCATTTTGAACAGAAGGTTGATGAACGACATCTAAGCAAATTAAATGGAAGTTTGATACTCGTTTGCCTCCTGCTGATTCAGTGAGGTTTCCAAGTCCCCGAGTAGAAATACCCATTTGGATTTTATCTTTAACTAAAGACTTGAGCAACTGACCCATGGGAGTATCAAGAATGAGAGACTTGCCATAAAAATAATTATCGTTTTGACGAAGCTCTGTTACGAGATGACAAGCATTGACGGGATTAACTTCTGTCGATTGCGGATGATTCATTTCTCCGATAGCTCTCCGAGAAGCAATCATGTCTTTTGCATATCTATCAACTTCTTTTACCATTTCGTCCAAAGCATAGATTCTGCCATTTTGGTTTTTTCCTTCAGCCATCATGTATGGACCTGTAATATAATACTTCGGAGGTTCTTGGCGATTCTTCTCTTCAACGAGAAAATCAAGCTCTTCGTGCAGTTCTGTGGTAAGAAATTTTAATCCCATGATCGTTGTTAATTATTTAATT